GTGCCAGCGGTGAGTCGCGGCGGCAACAGGGCTTGGCCAATGAACAGCACGCCGTTGGCATCAACAAACCATTGGTTGCCAGTCAGTAGGAAGAGATCGCCGGACCATGTGTTCTTGCCAAGAGCCATGACGCCGGGACCAAAAATGTAAAACATTTCACTGATGATGGACTGCCCCGATATAGTCCATTGGCTGCTGCCGCCCGACATGCCCGACGCACCCGTGACTTGGGCGAGGATCGTCATGTATCCGGTGATCGTAAACGGCCCAACCGGATTGAGGCGCCCCCTGCTTTGCGCGACGAGCCCAACCCCGCCCGGAATGCTGCCGAGCTCGCAGTTCTGCACGTCGACGATGCCGAAAAACGAAGATGTGATGAGGGCAGTGCCCCCGCCCGGCAATGAGAAATTGAAGCCCTGGACAGTGACGGTCGCACACCCGGTGGCCGATACGATGGTTCCTCCCGGGGCTGTCCATGATAGGAATGGAGCGGACGTGTTGTTGAATACGAGGAGATCAAAATTCTCCCTGTTTGCATTACCAAACATCGACAGCGATTCGTTGAGCGGTGTGTTCACGGCGATCGTCATCGCGGCGCCGTTGAACGCCGGGTCTATCAGCGTCTGCCACACCGAAGCCGCATACGTGACCGTCGAGAACGCACCAGCGCCTGTTGCAAGCCCGTCCGCATTGGAATTTGAGCCGACATTGGCATCGACTTGAAAATGCGGGGCGCCGGACTGCGGCCTCCACCGCCTGATATCGACGTTCCACGTTCCATTCAGGTTTTCAATCCAGCATGACTGCCCAGGATAGACGACAAAGTTGCTTAGCCCCGAGACAGCAAGAACGACACCGCGCGTCGATCCCACCGGATTGAACACTTCGTTGACATGATTACTGTTGTAACCAGCCGGCGCGCTGAACGTGAGCGTGAACAGCGATGTTGCGTTGAGCACAATGGTTTTGCCGTCGTCCCCCGAGGCCACCGTGTAGCTCGACGACAGAGACAGCAGCGTGTTGGTCCAGGCGTTCACAGGATGCGGCCTCCGGTGGCCGTCGCTCCCGCCGTCATGCTACCCGGCCAGGAATAGGTTCCCGCGTTGAGCACACCATTGTCGTTGATGTTGTACTGCTGGCCGGTAGGCGACCCGGAGATAGTTGAGTTCGTGATGTCCATCATGGCCGGGCCGACAATATAGAACCCGATGCCGATCGACGGGTTTGCGGTCATGTCAATTGCACAACTCTTTGCCGAGAACATGCCTTGATTTTGTAACTGCGTCAGCACCGTGCAATTGCCCGTGAACTTTGCGTGGCTTTGTAGCCCGACATAGGCCCCGTCCAGCAGACCGATCATCGCGCCGCCGATGCAATTGCCAAACGTGCAATCTTGGAAAATCACCGTCGACAATTGTCTGGCTGTCAGGACGCTCAGGCCCTGCCCGGATCCCGTGAAGCCGAAACTAAACCCCGTGAACGTGAATGTGCAATAATCGTTCAGCGCAAGAATCGACGAACTCGGATTGCCAGCCAGCGTCCATGCCACGGGCGAACCGTAAGTGCCGCCAGTGATCGCAACGTCGAAGTTTGGTCCCGGTATCGTGCCCGCCCAAAGTAATTGCTCCGACACTGCTGCGCCGACCGAGATCGTTGCGCCGGTCAGCGACGTCAGATCGATCTGATCGTATAGCACGGTGACGGCATGGGTGACGGTCGCAAAGGCACCAGCACCCGTCGCCAGGCCATCGGCGGCGGTGTCCGAGCCAGAACTGGAATTGACATAGAGCGTTATGTTGCTGGTCGGCCGCCAGCGGCCGGGATCCGAGTAGGCCCACGACCCGTTGAAATTGAACACGAACATACTCTGGCCCGGGTAGAGCACGAACGTCGTGAACCCGCTGATGGCGATCAGCACGCCTCGCGCCGAGCTCACCGGGTTCATCACGCGGTTGACATGGTTTGACGAATACCCAGCCGGCGCACCATAGGTGAGCGTGAACAGCGAAGCGGCGCTGAGGACGATTGTGTCGCCGTCGTCCCCATTCGCCACCGTATAGTTGGCTGATTTGGTCAGCAGCGTGTTGGTCCACGAGCCCATGTCTCTATCCTCAACTCGAGCGGATGCCGTAAATCCGGACGCTGCCGGATGTGAGATTCCCGGATGACGCGAGGATTTGGACACCCCTGATGGGATTTGTTGTCGCCGTCTGGAGACCGCCCAGCGTCAGCGCCGATATCGTTGCCGACGAATTGGAGAAGACGCAGGTTCCACCCATGAACCGAGCCGCCGCCGCGTTGACATTGTACAGATAGATTGATCCACAGAACCCGCGGTTAGCGGTATTGGCCAAAACCGTGCCCTGCGACAAGTCAAAATAAGTGGTTGCCGCGCTAACAGCCTGCACATAGTTGGTAGCCAGAAATGCGCCGCCCTCTTGAATTTGCAGTTCGAGCGCAACAGCATTGGTGGCTGGCAGAATGTTATCAAACACCAACAAATAATCGTTGAACGCTGACGTGATGCTCGACGTATCCGAAATGCTCGCGGAATTGCTCGCAGTCAGTGTGTTGAGGTAGACGAGCCCCGGATACGATGCCGTCCACGTCGAGCCGCCGCGCGTTGCCACTGTGCCGGCCGTGCTGCCCAGCACCGCGTCGAGCAGGGTGCTGTAGTTGCTGGCCTGCGGTGGCGCATTGGCGCCTGAGATGTTCGCAACGAGCGTATTGTTCGGCACTGTCCCGAGGCGATCGTCGATGACCCAGGTATTCGAACCATTCGAGCGCACGCTGACAAGCGAGAACTGGTTCTGCAAAACGTAGCTCGCGGCACCGTTGATCGTGTCCGCGCCGTGCCGGCTGATCGTGATGGTATTCGTTGACGTGCACGCCCCGGTCTCGTCATAGATCGTGATGGCTGTCTCGGCAGCGACCCCATTTGCGGCCGGCAGCGTCACGGTGCGCGCTGCCGTCAGTGACGTGTACGCGATGAACCGATCCGTGTTGGTCGCCGCATAGCTCGCATCGGCAATCGGCGTCCGCGTCAGGAGATCGACCTCGGCAAATTTTGCCGCCGGCCAGCCGCCAGCCGTCGATCCGTCGCCAATGCAGATGCGGTTGTTCGTTGTATCAATCGCGACAGCGCCGGCCGGGATGACATAGGTGCCGAGGAACGATGCAGCTTCGCGCAATCGCTTGATGATGGTGCTCATGACGACGCCAATCCCTCATCGAGGATTATTTGGTACGGATCGGACGCGATGCCCTCATCGTCCTGCTGGCTGACCGTGCTGCTGGCGAGCCCCTCGTCGAGGCTCCCGGCGGACACCGAAATTGCCTGCGATACCGGACCAAACAGACCAGACCCGAATATCTCGTGGCTGTACGCGGTGCAGGCCGACAGCGATTGCAGCCCGGACCCGAACAAGTTGAAGCTCTGCAGCTTGAACTTCAGCGTTTGCCCGATCATCCCTATCGGGAATCGGTAGCGGAGAATGGCCGGCGTCAGTTCGGTGAACGATGCGCCGTTGGTGTGGCTTGCCGCCGTCGTGCCGTAGAGACCACGATAGAGCGTCGCGAGCGTGTATTTGTTCGTTCCGGTCAACGTCGCAGTGACGAACGTGAACAACTCGTTGTCGATGAGGCAGAGGTTTGTGCCCTGCGAAGCTTGCACCGAGCTGGTCGAGACCAGCGTGACGCCAGACATTGCGACGTTGATGATCGGCGTATGCGCGTTGTCGGGGTTGGTGCCGCCGAAGGATGCGAGCGAGCCCTGCAGCGAACCTTGGTAGCAGGGCGACGTGATCTGACCGATGGGATTGTATGTCGTGCCGCCGTCGAGCGAGACGTTGACGATGCAGCCGCCCCAATTCGGATCCGCAACACCGGCGGTGCCGCCCGAGGCCGCAATCCAGATCTCCGGCGTGTTCTGCGGCAAGATGGGCGGCGAGACCAACTGAACCGGCGGCTCCCAGATCAGCGGCGTGTTAACCGATGCCGGAATGGCGTTGTAATTCGGCGTGTTGCTGTAGCTACCCTGCGTCGAGTTCGCCGCGACCGTCCCGGCGCCCTGCAGGATCTCCTCGCACGCAATCGAGAAGGTGTCGTCGTCGTTTTCTTGGATGTCGGTGACGCGCACCAACACCAGATTGCCGCTCGGGTCCGGCACCTGGATGACATCCATCGGATCGAGCACACAGTAGCGCGCATCGAGCGCGAACGAACATCTGTTCATGATGCTCTGCCGCTGCAACTGGAGTTGCGCCGACGCGTAAGCATAGCTGCCGACGCAAAACAAATGCGTCGCGTTTGTTTGCTGTCGCAGCGAGAATTGGTCGATCAGCGACTGGTCTTTTACCTCGACGATCGACGTGTTGTAGCTGTTGACCCGATCCAGCCATTCGACCTTGACCGAGTTGATGCGGTCGGCCGGGCGCTTCCGGTTCCATGCCACTGGATCCTCTTTCGGCAGCACGGCACCGGATGACGCCCCGATGCTACCGCTGTCATGCACAAAGTCATTTGTGGTGAGCGTGAATACCGGCGTCAGGTTCGGCACGAACGCCTTACCGTTCCCCGATATCGTCGAGTCACCATACGGGATAAAGTTGAGCAACCCGCCATTCCACACGATGGCGCTGTTCGTCGCGATCGCGATGTCGTTGAGGATCTGCGCCGCCGTCTGCTGGGTGGAGTAGGCGGGCGAGATCAGCAGGCTTTGCGCTAGGCAATAGTTCTGATAGCTGCCCGTCGATCCGCTCAGCGATCCTATCTTCGACGATGGAAACGCAGCGCCGTAGTGCGCATTGGTCAGCAGATCAGAGACGACTTGCGAGGGGTCGGCGTCAGGCAGCGACCCCACGGACTGGTAGAGAACCCCCTCGACCTCGAGATTGATGTTCGGCAACTGCGCCGAGCTGTCGAGCGTGATGACGCCGTTGCAGTGCGCGATTCCATTGTAGCCCAGGGCTTGGTTCGGCGGCTGCTGGTTCGATGCGCCATAGGTGATGTAAACGCCCGTTCCGCTGTTCGCCGAGTTGAACGTATAGAAGCCGGTCGCTGTGTTGACGCTGTATTGGTTCGCCGCCGGCGATGATCCAACCGCCGTGTAGACATTGCCGTTGACATCAACAACACCGCCGTCCGTGAACGGTTGTCCGGTAAACGCGACCGTCACCTGATAAGGAGAACCCGGTATGGTGTCGAGCTCGGTGATGTTTTGATGTTTGCTCGACAGATAGCCCCATGAGGATTGTGGATAGGTGCCGGTGAACAGTGTCAGGATTAGATTCGCGAGTGTCGTTGCGCCCTTGTTGACCCACACATTGTTGACGCCAGAGATCGGTCCCTCGCAGATGCCGAAATCCGCCGCGACCTTGTAGAAATTCGTGGTTGTACCTGGCCCTGAGAACAGCCCGAACAGCCCGCCGCCACCCCCTGATGTGATGGTATAGGGGCCAGCGAAATCGCCGTACCAGATGAGATTGACGCCGACGCGCGTCATTCCGTACACGATCGGTATGCAGGCGCCGAGCACGGATTTGTTGAGCTGCAAGCCGCTGTACGTGGTTGCAGCCGCCGCTTGTGAGCCGAACAATGAGGTGATGACACTCATCGCCCAGCCCAATAGCTGAAGAACCGCCGCTCACGCGGCTTGCCTGCCCCGATCTCGGCGGCGCCGACAATGCACAGCCGCTTGTTGGCCAGCGCGTCGTCCTCGTGGACCCCGACGTCGACGAGCGCATGGATGATGCGCGGCCAGGTGACTACAATCGCGCCGTGGCTGAGCACATGCCCGAACCGCCACATGACGATATCGCCAGGCCGCGGCGCCTCGACCTCGCAGCAATGCTCGCGCACGAGATCGAGGTAGAGTTCCTCGTGGCCGTTCTGATGCCACTGCGGCAGATACGCCGGCAGCGTCACCGGCTGCACCAGCCCCGCCTCCTCGAATACGGCCGCCAAAAACGTGGCACAGTCTGCCCCGATGCGGCGGATGCGGGCGCCATGGTGATACGGCGTGCCGATCCAGGTCCTGGCGATGGCGATGACGACAGTGCGCTGGTCGGGCTCGCTCATCATATCGCCGTCTCGTATGATGGCACGTATGGCGTGCCACGATAATTTTGCAAGTTACTGAATTTAACCACGCATGTTGTTTGCTGCTTGTCGCAGCCCGCAACCGCCGTAAACGTATCGCCAGCAGTTGGCGCCTGCGCATATGGCGGAAACACGGTCATGACCGGCGGCGAGCCCGAGACAAAGCTCTGCACACCGCGCCAAAACCCGTTGTTGACGCCGGACGTGAATTTGACCTTGCCGAGATTGAAATACCCGTTCGCCTTGCCAGCCGCCGCTCCCGAGACGCCGAACGCTGTCGTGCTCGACGAGCCAGTCACCGCGCCGCTGAATGAGAACGCGCCTTGCGACAACGTGCACGACGCATCAAACAAAGTGTTGTTGCAGCCCGGCTGGAACAGATTGCGCGGCAGGTTTTGGTTGAGCAAATCGAGATACGAATTGCATGTGAACGTCGCGATCGTGTTGGAAAAATCCACCTCCGCGACGCCGCCGCCGAACATCAGCACGGTTCCGACGACGGTTGTCGGCGCACTCGGCGACATGAATGCGCGCGAGTATTGAAGGTCGGCGCCGTCGAACAGGCCGTATCGGATCGCTGTCGCGAACGGTAGCCCCTCGGCGGTGCCGCTTCCCATGATGCAGTCGAACACGAGTTGCGTCGTGGTGGCGCCGAGCCCGAACGTGGCCTTGGCTTTGTTGCTCGCGCGATCCCAATACGGGCCGGTCGAGCCGCCGTACAAATAGGTTGTTCCCGACCACACAAGATTGGTATCGGCCGAGCAATAGTTCAGGACCGTGCCGTCAACGAGCGTGAACGTAAACAGCTTCGCCGCGACCCACTGTCGCGAGTTAAAAAGCGTTTGCAGCGCGCCGCTAACGGTTTTCATCCCGTCACCCCGGCAGGGCCGACACGCAACTGGCCGTTGCGGAACATTTGAACGATGGATTGGCGTAACCCGCTATTGGGGTCGCTCAGCAGCGCCGAGAATGAGCGGGCGTCGACCGCCGAGATGTTCCAGTTATGGGTGATGTCGCCACCCGATGACGCGCCACCGGAATAGGCGGTTGCCTCCGCGGCCGGGATGATGGCCTCGCCCTGATGCACGACGGCGAGCCCGGATTGCGTCACCATGTCGGCGCCGGAGGCAAAGCCGGGAATGATGGCCTTCACGCCCTCGGCAATCGTGTTGGCGACCGTTGCGATGGTGTTCGATGCGGTCGCGGCAATGCTGGACAGCGTGACGCCGGTGTGTGCGGTTGTTGCCGCGGTGTCTGCGGCCGTGACTGCCGTGTCGGTCGCGGTCGCCGCAGTGTCGGTCGCCGTCACTGCGGCGTGCCCGCCCATGGTCACGTTAAGGGCCGACACCGCAGTCGTAAGCTTGCTCAGCGCCGTGGTGTTCGCCGTGGTCGCGGCCGAGCCTCCTGCGCCACCGAGCCCGCCCAGCAAACCGCCGATGGCGCTCTGTGGGCTCGTGCCGAATAGATTTGCAAGTCCCAGCGCCGCCTTCTCCAAGGCGATCTTCTCAAAGCCCTTGATGATGTCGAGCACCAGATCGGCGAACACGCTTTTCATCGCCGCCGAGAAGCTCGTCGTGCCGGCGAGCAGGCCGCGCAACTGGCTGTCCCATGCTGACTGAATGGATGAGAGAGCCGAGGTCCAGTTCTTGACCTCGATCTCAAGCGCCTTGTCCTGCAGCTTCTGTCGCTCGTTGATGGCTGTCTGCGTGATCTTGGTCTTCTCGTTTTCGAGCTTCTGATGCTCGGCCAGCGTCAGGCCGCCGCGAGACTCTGCCTTGGCAATCGCCGCAAGCTCGGCCGCCTCCCGCGCATTGACGGCCTCAATCGTGGCCTGCGTCATCTGCTGTTCGGTGATGGCGTGGACCTTGTATTGCGCTTCCAGCATTTCCTTGGTGCGCGAGTATTGCAGGTCCGCAGCCTTGATCGCGCCTTCGGCCGCCATCATCGCTGCTGACGCGGCGTCTTTGTTGGTGATGGCGAGTCGCGCCACCTTGTTGCGCTCGATCTCCTCCTGATGGTGCGCGCTGATGCCCCAGATCGTGTCCAATTCCTTGGACATATTGCTGTAGACGGACTTGATGTCGGCCGCCGTGCTGGCGGCCGAGGCGGCCATCATTGCGCGCATCGCCGCCAGATCTGATGTCGCTGCCGAGATGCTGCCGTGGAGCGCGTCGTAGATGGCTTTGCCGAGGCCGACGAACAGATTGCCGAGCTGGTCCACAACCTCGGTTGCGACGGACCACATTGTTTCGAGGGTCGCGATGATGAGGGCAATCGCCGATACAACCGTCTTGGCGCTGGCCGCGAGCGTCGCGAACGCCATGTGAAGCGCGCCTGAGCCCTTCACCGCATTGTTAAACGACTCCACCATGTCGGTGACGATCTGAATGGCGCCGTCGAATGCGGTGCGGAACGTCGAGCCAATGGTGATGCTGACGCCCTGCATCGCGGCACCGAACTCGGTCAGCGAGTGGTGCGTCTTCTCGAAACCCTCGACAGTCTCATGGGACATTGCCGTCCCGGCACGTTCCGCCATCTCCTGAAATTCACGGAACGCCTCGGCGCCCTGGTTGAACACAGGAATCATTGCGGCGCCGCCGCGCCCCATGATTTCCATGGCGATGGCGTCTTTGTCGATGCCATCTTTGATGCGCGAGAATTTGTCGGCGAGTTCTTCAAGTTGCTTTTCGGGCGACAGCGACCTGAACTCTTTCGCCTCGATCCCGAGCGCATGCAGCCCGGCCTTGACCTGCTCCGAGCCGGCATCGGCACGGGCCAGCGACATGCCGAGCCGCTCCATCGACATGGTCAATTCGCCGATCGAGCCGCCCGAGATTTGAGCCGCGATGGTCAGGCCGGCGACTTGCTCGGTATTTGTTCCGAGTAGCGTCGCGGTGCGAACGGTCTGCGTCGCCAGATTGGCGAGGCTTTCGTAAAACTCGTGGATCTTCTCGATGGCGAAGCCGGCAATAAAAGCCTCCGCGACTTCGCCCAGGTTCTCGCGGACGGCTTTGATTGGCGACGAGAGACCTTCGAGGATCTCCCGCACTTGGGTCATGTGCGATTCGAAGCTTTCGATCGCGGCTCCGACTGTTATTTGGACGTCGTCCGCCATCTCACATCCTCGCCACGCCTTCGATGCGGCCACCCGTGGCGCGCACCATTGCCGCGAACTCCTCCGGCGTCGTGTATCGTTTGGGCTGCGGCATCTTGAACTCGATGCCGAGCCGGGCCGCGATGGCGCACGCCGCCATCCGTGTGGTCGGGCTCTTGCCGGCGTGCTTGGCCAGCCTGTCGACGTCGATGAGCGTCATCCGCCGCACCTGATCGGGCTCAAACCCGAAATCGGCCGCAAGCCATCCAAAGAGTTCGACCCAGAACTCCTCATCCTTCAGGCTGCGGCCTTCTGAGGGTTTGCCGTTTCGGGCTGCGCCAGCCCCGCCAAGTCGATGATGATCATCGAGGCATTACGTATCTGCTCGAAGCCGGCCTCAATCTGATTGACGTCGTTGACGGGAGGATCGGCGCGCTTGAGCGCCATCCTGATCAGCTCGAACCCGAATTTTCGCGGATTAACGTCGGCCTGCATCTCGACGATCTGCTCAAGCTCGCCGAGCGTGAATGCGTGGACGGTGTATGTCTGCTCGCCGAGCACGATCTCGGCCGTCATCTTGCGCATGGCGCGCGCCTCCATGGATGACCACGGATAGGCGCGGGCGCGTCAGGGATGCGAGTCACATAAATTGACGGCAGGTTTATGTTCCCGCGCTTTGCGCTGGAGCCGCTTGACGTCCGCTACCGAACTCGCGCCGTGCGGCCTCCCCAAAGTTGCGAGCGCGCGCAGGTTACCTGCGATGGGAGCACCGCTGATGCGCGTTGCGGCTTGGGCCGCACCAATGAGCGCGGCGTCGAGATCGCGCATCCTGGACGATCCTGGGGGCCGTCCTGGGCGCCCCGGCAGCGCGGCCATGACCCAGCGGATGAGTTCGGCGCGCGACCCGGCCGCGGCGGCAAGGTCGCGGATGGCAGCGAGTTGAGCTGGCGTTGGAGCGATCACGCCACCTCCGGGTACACCATGTCATAGACATTGCCGGCAGCGTTCGCGAATACGTCAAAATCCCATTCCGGGATCATGAAATCCTCGAGCTTAAACGTCATCACGTGCTTCGCGGCGATGCAGGCATAGAGGCGTATGCCAAAAGGCCTGGCGGAAGGCTGGTCGAGGTTGGTGTAATAGTCGAGCTGGAATGTCGGGCTGGTGCCGATGAGCTGGTTTGTTACCTGCATGATCTGGCCCGAGCCTGTGGTCGACGTGTACGTGACCTTGATGTTGACGCCGCCGGTCGTGGAAATGTCGGTGCCGCCGAACGTGTAATTGTTGGGGGTGGTTGCGCCGACGCTGTATTTGCCGGTTGCCTCGCTACCTGTCGAGACACGCTGCAGCGGTAGACCAGTGCCTGCATACGTCACACCGAGGTCGGCGTCGAATGTCAGCGAGGAGCCGACCGCAACCGTGGCAGATGTCGTCGAGATGGTGAAGGTCGAGCCGACGTTCCATGCCCGCGTCGCCGATGTCGATGCGGTGAGCCCCGACATGCCGTAAAAGGCGATATTCGCCGCGATGCCAGACACTGTCGCGGCCTTGAATTTGCCGGTGGCCTTGATCGTGCCGCGCGCCGCGACCAGTGGCCATTGATTCTGGCCGTAAAGTTGTTTGGTCGTGCCAGAAGCATCAAAAGAGAATTCCTGCACGTACCCGACATTGATGGCGATCGGCGTCGCGACATCCGTCCGCGTCAGGATCAGGATGCCGGGGCCGAAAATTGCGCTAGGCACTGACATGGCTCAACCCTCCGTCACGGCACCATGATGTGAACCGGGATGGTGAACATCCCCTGTCCGCCGGGATCGATCTCGCCCGTGATCCAATGCGATTCGCCCTCGATCCAGCAATGTGAGACAAGCCCGCCGAGCGTCAGCGCACCCTCGCTGTCTGGCGCGAATGCAGCCTCGATGTTTTCGACGAGCGGAGCAAACACCGCACCGCCCGATGTCGTGCCATCCGGCCCCGGCGCCGTCGTGCCGCCCGGCAGCGTGGCGTAGCAAACGATGGTGCGCATCAGCACGCGTACCGGCGGCCTGCCGCGACCCCGCTGCTCGTATTTGGTCTTGCCGCCCCCGAACCCGATGCCGTCGTACAAGATCAGCGCAGGCTGCGACAAGGGTGACGCACCCGACTGAATGTCCTGGATCAGCGCTTCCCAGGTCCGGAAATAGCGCGTCACCGTTGAAAACAGTCCGCCATTGCCGACTGCGCAATAGGTCTGCAGCCGACCGTAAAGCGCCGTCATGATCGGTTCGTAAACGGTCGACGCCATGGCTCATGCCGCCAGCCTCTGCCGCATGCCGCTGTTGAGCCGGGCGCGGATCTCGTCCTCCATCTCGGCGAACGTGTCGTGCATGTAGTGGATGCCGGGGAAGCCGGGGTGGTTGACGGATTTGAAAAACACCTGTTTGCCGACGCGTGGCCAGAAGAACGCCAAGGCGCGGGCGTTCTTGGCCTCGATGACGTGGGGCGCGGCCCCGCTTTCCAGCACGACCGGGATGAACGATTTCTCTGACTCGCCGGTCCAGACGACGCGGACCCGGCCGTAAATCTCGCGCGTGTTTTCCACCATCTCGATTTTCGTTTGCAGCCGGTCGCGGCTCTTGAGCTTGCCGAGCTTGGCGTCGACTGCAGCGCCTATCTGACGCGTCAGCGGCGGGATGAGCGCGCGCAGGTTCTCGCGGGCGCGCATCGGAATGCCGGAGGGGCCGAACCGGGCCATGGCGCGGGACGAATCGATATCGATCGATATGCCGGCCATCACACGGTCCCCAGCCCATCGCTCGAGTCATCTGGAGCGCCAGGCGTCGG